TTATGGAACTTGAATCTTAGCAAGTTCCATTTTCTGTTTATCCAAATCAGGGTGTCCATATACTCTATTAGTTACATCCTTAAATGCGTGACCTAACATTCGTTTCTTTTCAATTTCATTTACATCATATTTGTCACAGAGCATTGAGAATGTATGTCTACAATCATGTGCAGTATGTTTTTGGATATTATGTTCCATTAGGAATTTAGATAGATTTCGGATAAACACATCATATGACGATGGCGGAATCTTACCGTAATCTTTCAAACTGGATTTGACCAGTTCAACAATACATGAGTGAATAGGTACCGTTCGGTTTTTACCAGATCTGGTTTTACTACCACCTTTAAAATACATATCATCCAGGTTTGTTTCAATATTTTCATATTCTCTAATTCTAAATCCGGAATAAATCATAATGAGTAGAAATCTGGCAATCTTATTATCCTTGAGTTCCCATAGTCTTTTTATCTCATCTTCATTGAAAGGTACACCATGTTCATCATCATCTCTTTCTTTAATTTCAACATTAACAGATATATCTCTTTCAATAATGTCATTAATAATGGCATATCTACACATTTGATGGAATAGACTTACCACAAGTTCTTTACTCGAATGTTTCAAAGGTAGTTCATCGACAATTTTCTGCAAGTCAATATGCTTTAATTTTTTAAAAGCTTTATCATGCAAACCGGAACAGTTGTTAAAGGCTACAGTTATTGCTTGTTTAGTTTTTATACTATATACTCTTTTAGTTTGATTGAACTTATCACTATAGAATCTCTCATATACTTCTTTGAATGTCAGTTCGTCACTTTTTAAATAAGTTGGTGCCAGCATTCTGGCTATATTATTAACTATATCTTCTACCATAGACTTATTCACATTATCAGGGAGTAATTCCGGTATTTCATCCCCGCGGTTATAGGTACCGGCATGATACATTACAAGAACTGAAAATCCCTTATTCCATGTGTCAACATATGCAATAGGTTTAGAATAAGCGGATTCGCCATTACTGTACATACTTGTAGACGGTGCTAGCACAGCATACGGATTCCTTCGCCCTTTACCTAAGTACCTTATACTACCAAATCCATTGGGTAGTCTTGGATAAGTTTTCCTTTTCATAAAGTCACCTCTCAAAGTGGTCGATTTCGACCGGTTTTCAATTTCAGCAGTTCTTCCGGGTATACAATAGTACATTCTGTACCATCCGGAATGAGTAATTCAGCTGCAAAGAGATTTGCTTCTTGTTCTATCTTTGATGTTAGTAAAAGTGTGTGATTCTTTATAAATGCACATTCTTTAGTATGGTGTAGGAATGCATGTCCTAATTCATGTGATAGAACTACTAAAAACATATCGGTATCCATTAAATTTTCATTTATGAAAATCCACTTCTTGTGTTTAATAAGTCTATAAAATCCCGAAAATTCACCTAATGAACAAATCTGTATACCGATATTGGCGAACTTTGCAATCTTCATCGGATCTCTACTACCTGTCATTTTTTCATAGTGTGAAATTATCGTCCTAATCTTCTTGCGTATTTTTGTGTTCACTCTGTCCACCTTTTTTATTCTTATAAGGATTATATTTAACTTTGTTCTCTTTCTTTGTTTCTATTAATGCATATTCTAAAGCATTCCTAAGCAGCTCTATAGACGTTTCACTAAGTTCTTGCCCATTATACATGAGTGGGCTATCTGTGCCGTTTGCAAGCTGATCCATCATTTCGTCCAGGCTCTTCGCAATATCTCTTCTATCGCGTTCTGTTAGAGTATCTGTACTATTATCACCTAACAATTCTGGAACCGGAACATTGAGGTAGTCTGATATAAGTACAAGTCTATCAGAAGGGAATGTACCTTTTCTTAACTGGTTAATATAACCATTTGAAAAACCTAAATCACGTTCCAGTCTTGATATAGGTATTTTTCTGCTTTTACATATACTTTTTACTTTTTCAACTGTTGACATAATTACTCCTAATATATTTTTAGAGAAAACTCTAAAATAATGCTTGACAAATTAGAGATTACTCTATATACTAGGCTTACAAATTAGAGAAAAGCCATAAAAAGAATAATCCCCATATAGTACTGACATACATATATTAGATTATTCTCTAATAATAGTCAATAGATTACAGGACTTTTCTCTAATAAATTTATATAGAGAAAGGAGACAAATGGTATTAGACAAGATTCGAGTTTTGTGTGACGAAAGGAAAATTTCAATTGCAAAACTTGAAAAGGAAACTGGGATTGGCAATGGAACCATATCGAGATGGGATATCAGTTCACCTACAGCGATGAATCTAAAAAAGGTGGCAGATTACTTTGGTGTGGTAATAGATGAACTGATTAGTAATAAGGACGAAGGGAATGAGTAAATTAGAGATATTTAAGAATAATGAGTTTGGTGAGATTAGGACAGTAGAGATTAACAATGAGCCGTGGTTTGTTGGCAAGGATGTTGCCGAAGTGCTGGGATACAGCAATCCAAGAAAAGCGATAGGCGACCACATAGATGATGAGGATAAGGGGGTAACGAAATGTGACACCCTTGGGGGAAGTCAGGATTTAATTATTATTAACGAATCCGGATTATATAGTTTGATATTATCCAGTAAGTTACCAACAGCGAAAGCATTTAAACGTTGGGTAACATCTGAAGTACTTCCGGCAATTCGCAAGCACGGACTGTATGCGATAGATGACATCTTAGAAAATCCCGATATTGCGATACAGGCTCTTACAAAACTGAAGGAAGAGAGAGCGGCAAGGAAAGCATTGGAACTTGATAATCAAGTGAAAAGCCAACAGATTGCAGAATTACAGCCAAAGGCTACTTACTATGATTTGATACTTCAGTGTAAAGACCTTTTATCAGTGACGGAGATTGCTAAGGATTACGGAATGGGTGCAAAAGGACTCAATGCGATGCTGCACGAGTTGGGAGTCCAATATAATCAGTCGGGAGTGTGGTTCTTGTATGCAAAGTATCAGCATGAGGGATATACACAAACAAAAACACAGAATTATAACCGACCGGATGGTACTCAAGGTAGTAAGGTACATACTTATTGGACACAAAAAGGTAGGTTATTTATCTACAATCTACTGAAGTCGAAAGGTATATTACCGACAATAGAGATTGAGTCAGAAATTGAAGTCGCTACTTGAGCAATCTATGAGATATGATTTTTAAAGAAAGGTAACTTTCACACTTAGGACGAATATGAAATAAATTATTAGGGAGTATATATAATGGTGAAACTAACTCATGATCAACTGATGGATATAATTGAAAAACATAAATATTATTTGGAAAATAGAATTGAAAATATAGATTATAAAGCAGACTTAAGAAATGCGGACTTAGTATATGTAGATTTGAGAGATGTAAACTTAATGGATGCCGACTTGAGAGGTGCAGACTTGAGAGGTGCAAACATAAGAAATGTAGACCTGTCATATGCGAGTTTGAAAGGTGCGGAATTAGCGTATTCAAACTTGACATGTGTAAAATTGAGAGATGCAGACTTAAATGGTGCAAACTTAAGATATTCAGCCTTAAGAGGTGCCGACTTGAGAAGTGCCGACTTGAGAAGTGCCGACTTGAGAGGTGCGGACCTGGCATATGCGAATTTGGCATATGCAGATTTGAGAGATGCGGAATTGATAAATGCGAACTTGTCATATTTAAAATTGGGAGATACGGACTTTAGTACTGCCGACTTGAGAGGTGTCAACTTTAGTAGTGCCGACTTGGGAGATATGGACTTAAGTGATGCGAAGGTATATCAAGTACCACCCAGTGATGGTTCATTCATTGGATGGAAGAAGGTAGAAAATAATCTAATAGTTAAACTGATGATATTGGAAGATGCTAAGCGATCATCCGCATTTGGCAGAAAATGCAGGTGTGACAAGGCATTAGTATTAGATATACAAAAACTAAATGGTGAATCAGCTAATACTACAATAGTAACATCTACCTATCAAGAAGATTTCAAGTATGAAATAAATAAAATAGTTCAAGTTGAAGATTTCAGTGAGAATAGATTCGAAGAATGTGCACCCGGTATTCATTTCTTCATAACAAGGGATGAGGCGGTGGATTATTATTATTAATATGAATACGGCTATTATGTCTATCGCCGAGGCTTGTGAGATATTAGGGATAAGACCATGCCGATTAAGGCAGTTAATGAGAACAAAGACAATAGATATAGGTAGAGTGGTTGAGCCTCAAACTGAAAATGGTAACTACCGTTATCTAATATATAGAGACAAGCTTATGGCTGAAATAGGAAGAATTGACAAAGGAGAATATAAAAGGGATGAAGCAAATATCTAACAAGGTGAATATACCTACATTGGACAAGGATAACGATATTGATATCGCAAAATCAGTACGAAAATTGATGGAGCGGGATGATTACAAGCAGAGGCATATCAATACATTAGATACTAATCTAATTAAAACACGCATGTCGATGAAAAAGAGATTAGATGATATGGGAATAATAATTAAACTGTTAACGATAGGGCTGCTAATATCCGACATTGCAATAATAGTTGTATATATCATCAAATGAGGCAGAATATGAGTAATAAAAAGACAGGTAATGATTTTGAGAAGAAGTTTTGTGAAATACTAAGCGAACGTGGATTCTGGGTTCACAATTTTGCACAAAATCAAGACGGACAGCCAGCAGATGTTATCGCTGTAAAGAATGATACGCCATATCTCATTGATTGTAAGGTATGCGAGAAAGGTATATTCCAATTATCAAGACTTGAAGAAAATCAGATACTATCCATGCAATATTGGTTAGATACAGGAAACGATGAGGCATGGTTTGCATTGAAGGTCAATGACGATATATTGATGATAACCTACAGACGAGCGATGTATGCAAAAGAGAGACAAAGCATATTGAATACAGATGAGATATATGAACGAGGAGTATTGCTGGAGGATTGGTTAAATTATGATTATTGAGGTATCAAGTAATTTACGAGTAATAGATCCAACTAAAAAGCTTGATAAATGGTGTAATGATAATCTGACGATACTCAATCCAGCGTATGTAAAAAAAGCAAGGATGCATTTATGGTTGGGTAATACTCCTAAGTATTTATACCTTTATGAAAAACGAGGTAATGATTTGATATTACCGATTGGTGTATTAAATCAAATACCTTATGAATGTGTAAAGGATGCTGATATCAAGTCAGTATTTGCTACAGCAATCAATGTTAATTTCAAAGCTAAAGTACCACTTTATGATTATCAGGAAAAGGCGGTCCAGGCTATGTATGACGCTAAGTTCGGCATTCTACAAAGTCCAGCCGGTAGTGGTAAAACACAGATGGGTATAGCGTTAGCTGCAAAGACAGGTAGAAGAACATTGTGGTTGTGTCATACATTAGATTTAGTCAAGCAGAGTATGCAACGAGCAAAGCTGTACATTGATAAGGACTTAATCGGTACTATAGCAAGTGGGAAAGTAAATATTGGAAAAGGTATCACATTTGCTACAGTTCAGACGATGAGTAAGCTTGATTTAACTCAATATAAGAATTATTGGGATTGCATTATCGTTGATGAAGTGCATAGGGTTAGCGGTAGCCCTACATCAATGACAATGTATCAAAAGGTATTGAATAATCTATCTGCAAGACATAAGTATGGGTTATCTGCAACTGTGCATAGGTCTGACGGAATGATAAAAGCTACATTTATGCTTATTGGTGATGTTGTACATGAAGTGAATAAAAGTGATGTAATGGATAAGATTCTCAAAGTAGGTATTTATCCTGTAGGTACAGGTCTTAAAGTTGGTAGAGCTGCACTCAATACAGACGGTACATTAAATTATGCAAAGCTTATATCCTATATTACAGAGAATATAGAACGCAACGATTTAATCATTGATTGTATTGAGAACGATAAATCATCTTTAATATTATCAGATAGGTTGGAACATCTATCTACAATGATGAATATGTTACCATTTGATATGAAATTAGATGCTGTAATGATTAGTGGAAAAATGACCACTAAGAAGGGTAAAGCCGAAAGAGATAAAGCACTGGAAGATATGCGAAGTGGAGAAAAGAAATACCTGTTCGCTACATATTCGTTAGCCAAAGAGGGATTGGACATCCCAAGACTTGAGAGGTTATATCTTACCACTCCACAATCTGATTTTGCAGTGGTCACTCAAAGTATAGGTAGAATTGCTAGAACATTTGAAGATAAAGTTGCTCCTATAGTATATGACTTTGTGGATGATATTGGTTTTTTAATTAAGAAATATAAGAAGAGATGTTCGATTTATAAAGCCAATAATTGTTACTTTATAGAAGGTGATGATGTTAAAAGTCAATGAATTATTTACAGGTATAGGTGCATTTCGCAAGGCTTTGATTAACTTAGGTATTGAACATGAAATAGTGGGTGTATCTGAGATAGATAAGTATGCTATTCAGTCATATACAGCCATGTATGGTGATACCAGGAATTATGGTGATATCTCTAAAGTGGATAAACTTGATTATGCTGACCTTTGGACATATGGATTCCCTTGTCAAGATATATCGTTAGCCGGACATAAAAAGGGTATTGTAAAGGGTGAAACAAGAAGTGGTCTTTTATATGAGGTCGAAAGGTTATTACTTAAAAGTAAAGCTGATAATGAATTACCTAAGTATCTGATAATGGAGAATGTCAAAAACCTTGTAGGGAAACAGTTTAAAGCCGATTTTGATAAGTGGCTATTGTTTTTAGAATCACTGGGATATACAAATTATTGGCAAGTGTTAAATTCTAAGAATTATAGGATTCCTCAAAGTAGAGAGCGAGTATTTTGTGTCAGCATATTAGGTGATGAGCCATACGAATTCCCAGCTAAACAGGAATTGAAATTAACTCTGAAAGATATGCTGGATAAAGAGGTTGATACTAAATTTTATTTAAATCAAGAGCAGGTGAATAAGATTAAATTTAGTACATATCACAAAGACGCGTCTCTGATTCAACCCGGAGATTATTCAGATACATTGTGTGCTAGAAGGAGTATTAAATGTGTACAAATCGGAAGATACAATACAGCCACCAGAGTTAATAGTAACTGTTATAGAGTATATGATAACAATGGACTATCACCAACATTAAGCACTTATCAGGGTGGTAACTTACAACCTTTTGTACTGGATGACAACACATTAGTCAGGAAGCTGACACCTAAAGAATGTTGGAGATTGATGGGTTTTACTGATAGCGATTTTGACAAAGCGGCTAAAGTTTGTAGCAATTCTCAATTATATAAACAAGCCGGTAATTCGATAGTTGTATCTGTTTTGGAGAACATACTTAGAAATTTATTTAAGAGGAGGAATGATGGTTTGATTATTTATGATTTTGAAGTCTTCGAACACGATTGGATTGTAGTATTTAAGGATAGTAAAACGGGTTCCTATACTGTAATCCATAATAATAACGAAACTTTAAAAATGGCTATAAATAATGATGATATATACATAGGGTTTAATTCTAAGCACTATGACCAATACATTAGTAAAGCTATAGCAGCAGACTTAATACCGGAAGATGTTAAAAAGTTAAATGACTACATAATGGGTGGTGGTCAAGGATGGGAATATCAGCCATTACAAGGTTTTTACTTCAATTTCAATAATATTGATATTAGAGATGATATGCAACAGACCTTATCATTGAAATCAATAGAGGGGCATTTGGGATTGCCTATAAGAGAGAGCAATGTTGATTTCAATATTGACCGTCAACTTACAAAAGAAGAGTTAGAGGAGGTAATCAAGTATTGCAAGTACGATGTTGATAGTACTGAGGGAATAGTAAATCTTAGAAAAGATTACCTAATGACAAAAGCTAACTTAGGCAAGAGAGCCGGTATTGATGTAGTAAAGGCAATGTCTATGACAAATGCTAAGCTTACGGCACAAATGCTGGGAGCAAAGTATGTAAGTAGAGACGATGGGCGAGAATATGTGTATCCGGATAATCTTGATAAGAGAGTTATTCCCAATAAAATACTTAAATTTTTCGATACGATTCATGACAAAGACATATCTGATGATGAATTGTTCAAGACATCATTGGACATAACATTAGGTGATATGCCTTGTACTTATGCTTGGGGTGGAGTACACGGTAGTCAATCTAAGTATTATGAGGAGTCAACGGATACAAGAGTTATACAGAATAGAGATGTGTCAAGCCTTTATCCTACAATCATTGAGGAGTACCAATACTTATCAAGGAATGTTGCGGATGCTAATTTGTACTATCAGATGCGTAAGGACAGAATAGCTGCAAAGCATAGTGGTGATAAGCAAACTTCTAAGGATTTGAAACTACCACTCAATACAGTGTCGGGGGCACAGGAAAATAAATTTAATGAGCTATATGATCCATTGCCTACCCGGTCGCTTAGAATATCGGGACAATTGTTTTTAACAGTTTTGACAATGCGATTGCTGAATGCTTGTAAATCAATCAAGCTGTTAAATCTTAATACTGATGGACTTATGTATTCAGTAGATAAAGACGAATTATCATTGGTCGATGAGATATGTGCCACCTGGGAAAAGGAAACAAGGTTTGAATTGGAAACAGATGATATATCTAAGGTGTGGATTAAGGATGTAAATAATTTACTTCTTATAAAGACCAATGGTTCAGTTAAGACAGTAGGTGGGTATCTTAACTATGGTATATCTGAAAAAGGTGCATGGGGTATTAACAACAATATGATTATTGTTAAAAAAGCACTGATTGAGTACTTTGTAAACGGTACACCAATTGAGGACACTATTAATAATAGCAACGATATCTTTGATTTTCAAATTATTGCTAAAGCCGGTAGTAAGTACAGTAGGGCATATCAACTGGTGAATGGTGAGGAAGTCCCGGTACAAAAGGTAAATCGTGTATATTCAACAAGTGATACCAGATATGGCACGATTATCAAGGTGAAAGCGGTAGATGGTTCTAAAGCTAAGATTGAGAATTTGCCCGAACATTGCATTATAGACAATGAAAATCAATTGTCAATTGATGATATAGACAAAGAATTTTACATTAATCTTGCAAAGAAGAGATTGAATGATTTCACAGGTGAAGAAATAAAGGAGGAAAAGAAAATGGCAACAAAGAAAGCTACAGAGGAAGTGAAAGGATTTGGAGATATGAATGTATATTTGAAGTTGATATTAGCAAGAGAAATGTTTCTATCGGAGAATGTTCAGAAGTCCGGTAAAAATATGCATCTAGCATTTAAATACTTTGAGTTAGACGACATTGTGCCTGTTGCAACGAAGATATTTGCAAGAATTGGACTGCTACCGATGGTGAATTTTATTGATGGTAATGCTGTAATGAGCATAGTTAATACCGATAAGGTGGATGAGGTTATATCCTTTACAGCACCGTTTAACCAGTTAGACCCAATTGTTTCTAAAGAGGGTAAGACTGCAACAAATGTAATGCAGGCATTAGGAAGTTCGATTACATATATGAGGAGATATCTGTATATGATGGCGATGGATATATGCGAGGCTGACAGCATTGATGCTAATATAGGTTCAGGGGATGCCACACCGTCTACACCTACAAAGTCCACTATACCAACCACGCCTGCACAGAGAGGTGAGATAAAGGACAAACTTACAGGCACGAAGGAACAGGCATCGGAATTGCAGATAAAAAGCTTGAAATCGGTACTTAAAAAGCTGAAGGAAGCAGACCCAAGTAAGGAAGAAATGATTGGTAAAATTGCAATCCAGACTAAGAGTTTTACAGACATATCAAAGTCTGACTGTGAGGAGTTGATACAGAAGATCACAGGACTATTGGGAGATGTAGCATGACAGTAGGTGAATTGAGAAATATATTAGCTAAATTGGATAATAATGATGAGTTATTGTTTAGAGTAAGCCTACCTATAAGTGATTGTGGTGAGACACTGGATACTTTATGTGAATACAGTGATATAGGTAAGGTAGATAATTCAGTAACCATATATTTAGATGAAGTGAGGAATTTGTAATGGAATGGCTTGATTGTAATAGGGTGAAAATTACACCACCCAAGAAATGTAAGAAAATAACAGGTACTAGATTTGCAACTATAATGGGACTAAATCCCTGGAGTACTGCATTTGAAATGTGGTGTGCAATCACAAGGACATATGAGAAACCTTTTGAGGATACTATATATACTGTAGCAGGTAAGGTAATTGAGCCTAAGCAAGCCGAATATATGGAAAACTCATATGGTATGGATATCATAAGACCGACAGATGTGTATGGTGAAGATTATTTTAGTAAAACATATGGTGACTTCTTCCCGAGGCAAAAACACCTGGGCGGAATGTGGGATTATCTACTGAAAGGCGAAGACGGAAAAGTAGAGGCAGTCCTGGAAATGAAAACTACTAAGAGAGTTGAGGATTGGGTGAATGATATCCCAGATTATTATGCACTACAGGCTGCGTTATACGCATATCTGTATGGGGTAGACCAGGTAATAATGGTTGCATCGTTCTTAGAGGATACGGATTATTATAAACTCGATCAGTATGTGCCAAATATCAACAATACTATAACAGTGGAGTTTAAGGTATCTGAGAGATATCCAAACTTTGCAGATATGGTTGCACAGGTAGAGCAATGGTGGACTGACCATGTGGATACAGGTATTTCGCCCGTGTTTGATGAAACTAAAGATGCTGAGATATTAAAAGCGTTGAGGACAAACAGTGTATCCACGACCGATATACAGGATGTAATCAAGGAAGCGGAAACATTGAAATCTGAGATAGATGAGGTTGAGAATCAAATATCCGATAAGGAGAAGAAATTGAAAGTACTCAACGATACTATCAAAGAGCATGCGTTATCTAAGTTCCGTGATGGCGATAAGAAAGTAGAAATCAAAGGTGGTACATATGTTTGGACAGTATCGAAAACTGAGACAACCAGTATTGATAAAGACGCATTAACGGCAGATGGATTATTAGATAAGTATACAAAGAAAACAGAGTCATACAGGATGGTATGTAAATAAGGAGAAATAATATGTTGAATAATGTATCTATAGATATTAAATATTACGATGCGGTTACGACTGAAGTACTTGAAGCTATAATGAATGATAATGCAGCACCTATCCAGGTGAAAATTTTAATTACAACTATCATGTTGGATTTTGCACAAAGAATGAAAGATAAGTTATTTGGAAAGATGGAGGATAAATAAAATGGCAAGAATACCTATGACAAACGGATTTGTAATTATACCGGAGGGAGATTATATCTTCCGTATATATGATGTCAGCTATGATGAGGATTTTGGAAAGATCGAAATTAAGATGGTTACTGCAAATGGCTCTACTCATATAGAGAAGTACAATATATTAGACCAGAATGGTGAATACAATGAAAAGGCATTGAACGCATTCTCATATTTTGCCAAGACCGCACTTAATGATTTTGATATTGAAGACATTGACCCGGCAGAACTGATAAATCATTATATTGGTGCAAATGTAGTACATGTTAAGGCTAAGAGTACCAAAGACCCAACTAAGGAGGTTACATTCGTGAATCTTGGTGATAAGTGGTCAGTAGATGAATTTGATACAGAGCCTGTTGCTAAGGCCATGGAATTGGGTCCGGGTGGTCAAACCAATCAACCTTTTAAAGCTAAGCCGAATGAAAGTGGTGATCTTGATATAGATGCTTTATTAGGATAAGGAGGGATTATGTCTGCTATAAATCACCCGGAACATTACAATATACCGGGACGAAAAGAATGTATTGATGAAATGATTGAGAAGTTTGGAGTAGAGAAAGTAAGGGCATTCTGTAAACTCAATGCATACAAGTATAGGTATAGGCATGAGTTAAAGAACGGTAACGAAGATTTGGATAAAGCCAAGTGGTATGATCGTATGTTGCTAAAGCTTACTCAGAGTGACGAAAAGTATAAGCTTGCTGAATACTTTGGTATTAAGACACAGATCAATCAAATGATAGAGGAAATGGCTGAACTTACACAAGCTTTTTGTAAACAAAATAGAGGAATAACATCAAATATCATTGAAGAGTTAGCTGATGTAAGTTTGGTATTAGAACAACTGATTTATTTATTAGGTTGTCATGATGATATTGAGAAGATACAAAAAGAGAAGATTGAAAGGACAAAGAGGATATATGACATATAAATTTAATGTAGATGCAAAGGGTAATGTAGGATTTCTAATGGCAACTGGTGGTGATTTTGTAAAAAATATCATGACATTGGAACATGCTGAAAATACTGCAAAGGTTGGGGAAGTTAAAGAATCCAAGATTGAAGGATATCCTATATGTGTTGATGATAAATGGTATTTTAAGGGTGAAATTAATGGCTAAATCGTATTTATCGGATTACATACAACATTGTATGAGTTTCTATATAAGATATCGCGACCCGGTATTCAATACTAAAGTCGATGAATTAAACTGGAATGCATGTAACAATGCTTTATCAAACATGTCAGTCTACACAAAGGACTTGATATGTGAATTGTATAAAGATGCATCCAGGGACAATGTGATTAGATTGGCAGCAGAAAATAATATGAGTGAGTCTGACATGTGGAAGTTACTCCGAGCAGTTGAAAAGAGGATAGCAAGGGAGAGAGGACTTATTTAAAAGTGAGAGGGGTAAGCATATGTTTGAGAAAATCCCGAATGAACTTAAAGCATTACCACAGTGGGTATGTATTAAATCGGATAGTAAAGTACCTATAAATCCAAATACAGGATTCCAAGCATCTTCAACGAATAATACAACATGGTCTGATTTCGATACAGCTGTAAGTCGTATTGAACAGGGCTATATTAGCAATATAGGCTTTGTATTTAACAATAACAATATAGTCGGTATTGATATTGATGCAGGATTTGACGATGGCTTACTTAGTGAGATTAGTTCGGACATCATAGGTAAGTGTGAAAGTTATACAGAAAAGTCAAGAAGTGGTAGAGGTTTCCACATTCTGGTTAAAGGTACATTGCCGTTTATGGGTAAGAATAATCTAAAGGGTGTAGAGATATATCAAGAAGCAAGATACTTTATCACTACAGGCGATATTTTCATATATGAGGATATCATTGAGAACCAACAGGCTATTGATTATATTCTTGACAAATACTTTGATGGATATAGAGAGAGTAATCGTAAAGCTAAAAACTTCAAGCTGTATACACCGATATGGGACAATCCTTATGTAAATGGGAGAATTAAGCTAAGACCTACTTACCCGAAGATACAAATCGGCGGTAGGAACATATGTTTGACTTCAGTAGCCGGAACAATGCATAACATTGGGTATTCTAAAGCACAGATATATAAGGAGTTGGTACACGTCAACAATGAGGCGTGTACTCCTCCGCTTGAACTAAGAGAGATTAAATCAATATGTAATAGTATAGTGAGGTACAAAAGATGAAATTAAGAATAGAAACATATAACGGTTTACCATGTAGAACATCTGTATTCATAGTAAATAATGTCCCAGCAGATGTTGAAGATTTTGGAATAGAAGAATGTGAGAGTGATGGGGATTACGGTTGTATCTATAATGTATTTAAACCTTTTAGGCATCCACCTAAACAGGTTTTAAAGAAGTATAAGATTACTTTGGAGGAGTTCTTAGAGATTGGGGATGAACTTGAGAAGAAGTTAGATATACATAATTGTGGATGGTGTAAATGAATACTGAACTCTATGAAACACGTACAGGACGTGTAATTATAGATGCAGATCTATCACATAAAATGTATCAGATATATAATGCCCATCCCGAATCGGATAATGAAAACAATTCAGGTTATGAATGGTCTGAAATGGGAATGGCTAATCTCTTTGGCATGCTTTATGAAAACGAAGCAAGATATTGTCCGGAGCATAAAAGCTGGTACACCTATCATGAAGGAGCTTGGAGGAAAGACGAAGGGGCAATTCTAATATCTGAGAAGTTAAAAGATTTCGTTAGGTTAATGATAATCTATTGTGGTGAGATTGTGGATGATGATATGAGAAAAGCATATTCGAACTTCGTAAACAAGATGGGTGACAGACGAATGAGAGATAGAATTCTCAAGGATGCAACAGGTGAGTTACATATATCAGCAGCGGAATTTGACTCTAATCCTTACTTGATAAACTGCCTTAACGGTACTTACGATTTAAGTGATTGTACATTTCGTGAGCATAGGTGGGAAGATTATATCACTATGCAAACATTTTTCAAGCATACTATGTTTAAGGATGTTAAATGTGAAAGGTGGGAGAAGTTTATAGACGAAGTTACTGAAGGTAATACTGATAAAGCCGACTTCCTACAAAGAGCATTAGGATACTCCATTCTAGGTATGAGCAACGAGGAATGCATGTTCATATTACATGGTAAAACCACTAGAAATGGTAAGTCAACTCTACTGAACACGATTGAGACCCTCCTGGGTGATTATGCCAAAGTCGCCCCTGTTGGGATGATATGTAGAGGTGACAGACAAAAAGATGTTGAGGCGGCATCCCCCACACTTGCCGGATTAAAGGGTAAGAGATTTGTAACAATGTCTGAGAGTAATGAGTATGGTAAGTTAGACGAAGAGAAAATCAAACAGCTGACAGGTGGAGAGGAGATATCTGCTAGAGCCTTATATCAATCTGCTATTACCTATAAGCCACAGTTTACTCTTTGGTTATCCTGTAATGATCTACCTCTAGTTACAGACAAGTCCATATTTGCTTCTGAACGTATTAAGGTAGTAGAGTTCAACAGACACTTTGCACCAAATGAACAGGATATACATTTAAAAGATGAACTCTGTACACAGGAAAATATGAGCGGGATATTCATGTGGCTTGTAAGAGGGTATATACACTATAAGAAAAAAGGACTGAAAATGAGTAAGAGTCTCAAGGAGGTTATATCAAAGTATGAGAGAGATAACGACCTGGTATTACAGTTCTTAGAAATGAGATGCGTTAGGGATGATAACGCCAATATTAAAGCTAAGGACTTATACAATGCATTTAAGATGTGGTCAAAATCCGAAGGTAGTTTCATATTATCAGCAAGAAAGTTTAATTCAGAGATGGAGCGACACCCAGAGTGGTTTGATAAGAAGTCTACATCGTGTGGTTTCCCGATTTATTGGGGATTGAAGTTAAAGGAGGTAGTTTAATTGAGTCCGTTTGAATATGAATCTAATTTAAAAGATTTGTTCGATTTAAAGGATATGATGTCTGATATTAGGGATGATATATCTGATACTGTGAGTGATACTGAGGCATTGGATAGTGTGGATAAAATCATATCAATAGCCAAGACACTGGGGTCATTACAGGTGGCTACATTGAAGTTGTTAGATAGGATATGCGATGAGCATGAGATTGATAAGGATGCGTTAAATAAAGAGATTATAGCATATGGGTTATTGATATATCACATGAGTAGGGAGTAACCAATGGATGAAATTAAAATAGCTAAATCTATTGAAGCGTTCAAAACAGCTGAGAAGATTGCAAAGGACTTCTATAATCAGCCACTGGTAGTTACATATAGTGGTGGTAAGGACAGTGATGTTTTATTAGATTTAGCATTGAAGTCCGGAATAAAATTTGAAGTTTCACATAGCGTGACAACAGTTGATGCACCGCAAACAAATAAGCATGTGAATAAGGTTTTTGCAAGGCTAAGGGAGCAAGGTATAACTGCATATAAAAGGTTACCACAATTCAAAGGTGAACCTATCAATATGTTTGATTTAATTGTAAAAAAGGGTATTCCACCAACCAGGCTTACTAGATATTGTTGTAGTGTTTTCAAGGAGAGTACTGAGAAAAATAGGGTGATTGCGTTAGGAGTACGTGCAGCGGAATCGACTAAACGAATTGGCAGAGATACTTTTTCAATATGGGGATCTAATGTGAAGGATACTAAATATTTTAGCTTGTCACATGTAGATGAAGTATTTAAAGATGCTAAGACTCAGGATGAAGTATGGGATTGTGCAATTGTAGCAACGGCAAGAAAACACAAAACTATACTGGTTAATCCAATTTACAAATGGTCAGATTCGGATATATGGGATTATATTCATGGGAATAATATTGAATATAACGAATTATACGATATGGGTTATAAAAGAGTCGGTTGTATATTATGTCCATTAGCAAGGAGATCTGAAAAATTAAGAGATATTTTCACATTTCCCGAGTATAAGGAGAGGTATATCAAAGCTTTTGACAAAATGCTTGAAGCACGGAAAACATCCGGTAAGACCAGTCATTATGGTGAATGGCAAGATGGTGAAGGTGTATTTCGCTGGTGGATAGAAGACACCACTATACCGGGTCAAATGGTATTTGATTTTGACCAACCTGGAAATAAGTGTAAATAGGAGTATTTTACGAATAGAGAGTTGAAAGATGTTAAAACTACCAATGAAAAATAGAACAATATACACTTCCCTGTATAGCAGTTCAGACTATGTTTTATGTATAGCGAATATTAAAATATCTCCTATATTGGATGATAGAGCGGAAATACCACCAGGCAAAATAGTATTTAGAAAAACAAACGGTGAAGAGGTTAGATATATAAGAGAGGAGCAATAAATGATAGATTTTGGAAGATTACAAGCGGATGTGGTTAAGGATTGGTGTAAACACTCAGAAGAGTACCTCAATGAGTACAAGTCCTACGATGAGATTGAGATATGTGATGATAATTATGTACCTGTAATATACAAAGGTTGTGCAATTTATTTTGTACCGACTAGAAAGTATAAGCTATCGACTAAGTTTAGCAAAGAGTCCGATAAGGTAGTCAAGCTTGTGGATGATATAATCGCTGCGGACGAATTGACAACGACCAACATCATTGAAGAACTATCAAGCAATATGATGAGAAAGTTTGAAGACAAGGACGGTAATGCAATATGGCTTAATTTGAAATTACTTAAACCGTTTAAGGATAACATTAAGTTCTATGGTAAAGGCGATGTGGTTTTAGTAAGAGATAGGACGAGTAATCAGCCTTTAGGTATAGTATTAGCAATACATAGAAGTGATACAAAATGATAGAACAAGACAAAATGTGTGCTAATTGTAAATGGTATGAGTCGTTTGTAGGAGTGTGTTTTAACGGTTGTAGTCTAAGATGTGCAGACTTTGTAGATAATGAATACTACTGTTTGGAATGGGAGAAAAAGGATGAAGTTTAATAAGGAGCGTGTAGATACTATGGCGATAGTTGGTACTAACAAATCAATGGATATTAAAGAGCTGGCAAGGGTGTATGAGGAGAAAAGTGAATATATAAATAGGGCATCCGAACTACAAGATCTAATTGAGGACTTAGAGGATGGATTAGGTTGTAGAATCATTATAGATGAGCAAGAGTACATATTTGATTGTAATTCAGATGCTGGAGAATATGATGTGGATGATACTCAGTTTCGTGAGGCTTTAATTGACACAATCAAAATAGTACAGGGTAAGTATATGAAGAAGTTTGAATCGGTTCGATAATACTTAGAGGAGATAAAAGATGGATTACAAAACAATGAAAGATAAAATGGATAGAAAGAGTATAGCTTTTGATAAAGCAGCAGAATTACAGGATGCTATTGATTGTATTAAATCAGGGATTATCTGCGTACTATCAGTAGGTAAGTACGACTATGAGTTTGACGAAGAGAATGGTCAATATTGTATAGAAAACTCTGACTTTCGTACAACTCTAATATCCGCAATCAAAGCTGTACAGGATGAATATATTAAGAAATTCAAATCTATCAGGTTGGAGGAGTAAATGAAATTTAATATTTATAATTTCAATAATGAAGCTACTGAAGTGGATACAGGTGATAAGTTAATAAAACAACTGTTCGTACAAGTGCTATCAGGAGACGAAGTTGTAACAGTTGAATATGATGATGGTACAAAAAAGACTTTCGATAGTTCCTACAACAGATATGTAAGCTATGTAGAGGAGTCTTACATTGTAAAAAAAAGACCGCATACAGGACTGGGTAAATTTTGGTGTAACCGATTATGACAAACAACCATGGCATGTCCACTATACGAATCATTCAAGAGGTGTACAGTTTAAACGTGCGATGAAGTTTGATGTTTGATTATCCTAAACAAGGTGAGGTATATAAGAGTTTATTTGGTGAGTATATATTGATACTAACGGTAGATAGTTATCATAGAGCTGTTATATACCTGGTCTCCGATAATCGCACACAGGTAATGAAACTTGATGATTTTATGGGTAGTGCCACTGTTATGCACAATGGTACTACCAGGAGTGTTCCAATATTTAGCAAATGTAAGGAGATGAGTTTATGATACGAAAAAGATGCCCTCAAGGCATAGAAAGATTAAAGGATAAGTAATAAATAATGGAAGTAATTACGAGATATAAGTGTGATTTATGCAACAGTGAGTATTTGGATGAGGCTTCAGCAGTGGAGTGTGAGCGACAACATATAACAGATCTGAAGCTGGTAGATACCGAATATGAGGATATGTTTGTTAGAGGACTTAGATTCCCAGTCCGTGTTGTACTACAGTCACCGGATGGAGAAAAGATGATATATAGAGCGGAGTGCAAATAGGAGGATAATGTATGAGAGATTTACCAAAGCCTGGTGAAGTATACAGGCACTTTAAAAACGGCTGGTATAAGGTTATGGGTATAGCACTACATACCGAAACAGAAGAACGACTTGTTATATATCAGTCACTTGCTGGAGATAAAGGGATATTTGCAAGACCTGTTAGTAGCTTCTTAGAGGAAGTGGATAAGAGGAAGTATCCCTATAGTAGACAACGATATAGAATGGAAAAGTTTAAATAATGACATGATATTATAGAGTATACTCTAGGAAATTGAATAAAAAATGTATATTTATGCATATTTTAAGGTTTGTAACATTTGTTACACGAAGTAGTAGAAGTAGTGGAAAATCAGTTTTTGCGTATAATTTTGCCTGTATACTGGAGAGGTAGGAAGTATATAAGAGAGGTTTACCGCATTTTCTAAAGTTTTACTACTTTTACTACTTCAAGTCACATTTGTTACTTTAAGACGGAAAGGAGAAAAATGTTGAATAAAGATAAAAACGTTGATAAAAATGATGTGACAAAACAGGTTGATGATGAGGTTGAGATTAGTCCAAGAACAGGTAAGCCGATTGATAAAAGGCACTCACCGAAAAAGCCTAGGAAGAATAACAGTTGGTTGTCACCGCAAAACTACTTGCAGAACTTAGAGCCTGGAGATAATACGACTCTGATACAGATAAATGCAAAGCTGTTTGCTATGTCGGAAATAGATATGACTGATCCGGAACAGGTGGGTGAAAGACTTGGGGAGTACTTTAAGCTTTATGCTGAAGCTGATTTAAAGCCTACAGTGGCTGGAATGGCTATAGCACTGAACGGGATGAGTACAAACCAGTTGCGTTGTATTGTTGTTAATAGAGCGACTGGAGGTGTTGGATATAAGCCTGCAATAGCCAAGCCAGTAGCAGTTTTGATTAAAAAAGCGTACGCAACTTTGGAGAATTTGTGGGAGTCTTATATGGTCTCCGGAAAGATAAATCCCGTATCGGGAATATTCCTGGGAAAGAACAATTATGGCTACCAGGACAAGACAGAACACGTTGTAACAGCCAATACGACCAATGAGAGTGACTTCTCCGTGGATGATATCAAGGCAAGGTACCTTGATGCAGAGGAGCGTAAACGAATTACAGACTCTGATTCTTAGAGATTTGGACACGAAAAGCACCAAAACTTTGATTGAATGTCAAAGCTAAGGTGCTTTTTTGTTGTCTGAAAGGTATGAGATATCATAAGACCTTTGAGAAGCCCTTTATTTTGCCTTGTATCGCATTTTGATAGCGTTATGGTATAAATATAGCACCATAGCATTAAAACGCCGTACAAGCGATTTTAAGGGCATTGTAGGGCATTTGGCTATTTACGACTTTCTAACGACTTTCGGGTGGACTGAAGATATTACGACTTTGGTAGAACACCTGTGCGACTTTGTGAGGGAAATTTAAACGACTTTTACGACTTTCCTAGCGACTCTTTAGCGACTTTCGTTTGCGACTTTGGAAACTTTTTCGACTTCCAAAACGACTATCAAAAATTAAACGACTTTCCAAAATGATTTTCTTTGCGACTTTCTATCGACTTTCCCGGGTGAAAATTTGCTAGAGGTGAATAACTGAAAATTTATCAAATTATCAGATAATGTATAAATATACAAAATAATGCATAATATACATATTGTGAAAAATTATACAAGGGAGACATTAAACCGGATCCGGTAGAGTGCGGACATAAAAAGAAAGCCCGCAGCGTGTGGGCTCTCAATAAATAATATTTGTCTTTTTGTCTACTAACTTAATATCACAGTCCAGGGCGTCCGCGATACTCTCAATACTTTTATAGCTTAAAGAGTCGCGGGACAACTTGACCGATAAGGCTTTTACATCTGTATCAAGTAAGCCCGCTAGATCTGACACTTTCATATCTTTATCTATTAAACATTTTTTTATATTTTTAGCTAATCCCATAAGCTCATGACCTCCAGTCTTTATATATTACTTGCTACTAAGTATATAAAATAGTTTATCTATAATATTTTTTTCGTATCGCGATCTATAAAATTTATTTCTAAATCGCAATTTAAAGCATCCGCTATATCTATCAGTTCTGATTCTCTAAAATTATCTTTTTTTAAAAGATTACTTAAATTTTGAGTAGACTTATTTAACTTTGCTGCTAAATCTGTAATAGTACTATCTTTATATATTAGTATACTTTTTATCTTTTTACCTTGCATAGTATACCCCCTTTTTTAATAAATATTGTAGCTACATCATATAATATAAGAAGTAAAAAATCAATATAAAAATAAATCAAAAAATTTAAAAATACACTTGACAATTAAATTATTTGATGTATAATTAAATCATAAAGTTAATAAATCAATTGCAAGGTTGCAAAAAATGGAGGTATTAAAATGTATAGTAACGGTGAAATCGAAATGGTATTACATGAAATCGACATGGCGGACAATTGGGACGACATAGACACATCTATTTATATTGAGTTGTGTGAGTCGTTAGGGCTGGATTATGTGAGATACACTGACCCGGATTGCATGATGTCCGATGTACTAAGAAAATGGGCAGAGCGTGAGAAGCTTACAGATAGGAAGTTCGGGGACTTGTCAGAAAATCAGAAAAATGCAGTATACGACATGGTCACAAATTGGGTTGATGCTAGAGATTGTAGCAAACCTTTTAAAAATGGGGTGTACGAACTGATTTTCGATTTAAAAAATGGGTTAAGCGTATCGGGCAAGCTTACAATCCCAGACGACGACAGAATAACAGAAATCGCGGACGACGCAATTATATATGATGCATTGGCGTAACAATATTAAATTTTTAAGAAAGTAAAGAGGTGTAAAGATGAAAAAGAAAGTAACAAAGAAGCAATTAAATTTATATTTTAACAATGTTGTTCATGCTGGATATTGCAAATTACAATTTTTATTATCAAATAACATGCCGTTTGGCTACAATGCCGGAGTTTTCGGCTGGAATTGGGACGCTTATAATTTATATGGCGTTACAATCGTAACCGGGTATAGGAACATGCCGGGTATTGAGGCGGTCGGCATATCAGAGTATGAGAGTAAAGCACAGGCTATATATTACAATAATGAAATTACATGGGACGAAAAAAGGGCGGCTATAGATGAATTGTTACATGAGTTTTGCAAACTGAACGGAGGTTTTTAATTATGTTACAGATTGAATTATTAGATGGTAGTATGGTTTATAAAAGAGTCGATAAAAGAATAGCACGCAAGGAATTTAACATGGGTAGGGTGGTACATCTCACCACCTCCAGGGTTTACCCGGGTAGCGTGGTAGGTTCATGCGATATACAGCTACCAACAAAACCGGATCCATTCAATACATTTGATGATTATGTAAATAGCTTTAAGTATTACAATTGTAATAGTGAAGTAGGTAATAGAGTAAATTATTATGTAGAAAGTTGAGGTATAGAAATGATTAGTAAATTTAATGAGTTATGCAGAGAGTACAGAGAAAACAAACGTTTGATTGAGGAACTTGAGGCGATGCAAGACGCTATTAAGTCCGATATATTGGATATTATGGGCGATAAAGATATGATTATTGACGGTCCGGACAAGGTGACTTATAAGGCGGTTGAGTCCCGTCGCCTGGACTCTGCTAGACTGAAAAGAGAAGATCCGGGATTGTATGACAAGTACAGCACTGTACAAAGTTATAAACGATTTTCAATATATTAAGATTTTGAGAGGCATTGAATTATGTACAAAAATAGCAAAACATCGCAAGCATTAGGACATGGAATTATTACAGTTTTTAAGGTGATAGGCATTATTATAGCCTTACCTATTTACATTTTGATAGAGTTATCAAAAATGCAGAGATAAAAATTGAATATTGGATAGTAAGCCACTGTAAAAAGTGGCTTTTTTATTGTGTCTATGTGTCCCCCTGGAATGTATAGCCATTGTATATAGTCCCCCCGGGGGATAGCTTACATCCATCATAGCCCTAGGGAGTATAATGAGTATCCGAAAAATATAAAAGGTCAAGAAAACACTTGACATAAATTCAATCACATAATACAATCACTATGGAGGTAAATATGAATGGTCGTGAAATAATAAAAGCCATTATGGAGCAGAGAGGTATCTCAAATATTGAGTATGCTAAAGAACTAGGTATAACAAGAGCTGCAATTTGGGATAGACTTGACACGAAAAAATCAAGAAAGGATATACCTGTGTCAATGTTATCCACAATGGCTAAGGTACTGGGGTATAAGGTCGTAGTCGTACCGACAGATTTTGAAGTAAAATGTGGATATCTTGTGGATAACTAAGGGGATAACATATGAATGAATGTGAAATTGTTAAGCATATAATGATGTTAAACGATATAACATATGATGATTTATCCGTGAGACTGGGTTATAAGTCTAAATCCAGTGCATATAAGACATTGAATGGTCGTCATATGTATGTTGATACTTTTCGTAAATACTTAAAAGAATTAGGGTATGAACTGATAGTTAGAAAAAGTGATATTGATAATACAGATGAATATGTAGTCACTGATGATATCTACCCGTCACCATTAAGGTTTCATGATATGGAGTTGGGATTAGATAAAATATTAAAGTAATGGGGGATTGGTTATGAAGTTATTTGTACAAGTAATAGGATGGTTGGTTGTAATATTCGCAGGATTTGTGATAGCTATTTCAATCTATAGTACGACCACAAGTACACAGGGCGTATCGGTACAGCGTGTAAGTCAAGCTAAAAACAATCAAGTTGAAACAAGTATATCTGAGACGGAATCCGAAGGTATGGTTATAGCTGATAATAATTATTTTACAGCAACATATCAAGGTATTAGTGAGAGTTTTGGATTTTATTATATGAATCTTAAATTTGAAAACAAGACCGATGGTGAGATAACAGTGGTACCTATGGCGTCTTCAGTGGATGATACAATGGTTATGTTTGCTACAGGTGTTCCGTCAACAATGCAGGCACACAAATCATATAATGCAGCGATAATGATAGGTTCCAACGAGCCTAAAAACAATATAGAGTTTAAATTATCGGCAATGGATGGAAATTGGAGTGAGTTATTCACAACAGATACAATAAGAATAGATTAGTAGATTAGTGTAGAGTGCGTTATCGCAAAGGGAATATCCCAATGTGGTAACGCTTTTTTAATGAAAGGATAAAATGAGAGAGTTACATGAAAAAATTTTCGAAAAAATAAAAAGGCAACCTAAGGATATATTAGGATATGAAGATTTATACCATATGTGTCTATCAAATATCGGCGAAGATAATAACTTGGCGGTTGAGTATTTAAAGAAATTATCGGATACCATAGAGGAGACAATGCCGAAGTTAGATGATATAGAGATATTACAAAAGCTGTTTGGACTACACAAGAAGGTTTTACTAGGTGCAGCCCCTTATGATTTTGAAAGCTATATATTGTATATAGAGTGGGATAGAAAACCTGATAAGAAGTTTTATCCGCCAAGGAGAAAGGTATTAAGGCAAGTGGTAAATGCTTTGCAGGAATTGGCGGATGATAAACTTGACCTATTGGCTGTGTCATTGCCACCCGGAGCGGGGAAAAGCACACTTGCTATATTCTTTTTGACATGGCTTGCGGGTAAGAGACCGAACGAACCTAAGCTTACTGGTAGCCATTCTAATGCATTTATACGAGGTGTGTACGATGAGTGTTTGCGAATATTGGAAACCAACGGTGAATATTTATGGCATGACGTGTTCCCTATGGTGAATGTATCAAGTACAAACGCTAAGGATTGTAGGATAGATGTAGATAAAAGGCAGAGATTTGAGACATTAGAGTTTACATCAATTGGAACGGGTAACGCAGGATTATATAGAGCATCCGATTTGCTCTACTGTGACGACCTTGTGAGCGGCATCGAAGTGGCTTTATCTAAGGAGAGATTGGATAAATTATGGGAAACCTATACCACTGACCTAAGGCAAAGAAAAATAGGTAACCATTGTAAGGAACTGCATATAGCTACCAGATGGTCTGTACATGATGTGATAGGTAGACTTGAAAGTCAGTATGGTAATTCAGATCGAGCGATGTTTATAGTAATACCGGCTATGAATGAAGACGATGAATCAAATTTCGATTACGATTATGGGGTAGGTTTTACAACAAGATTTTATCGTGAACAAAGGGATATTATGGATGATGCAAGCTGGAGAGCATTGTACATGAATGAACCTATTGAAAGGGAAGGATTGATATATTCGGATGATGAATTGAGACGATATTTCGAACTTCCAAGTGATGAACCTGATGCGATAATAGGAGTATGTGATACTAAAGATAAAGGTACCGATTATGCGTTTCTACCGGTGGCATATGTGTATGGTAATGATTATTATATTGATGATTGTATATGTGATAACAGCTTGCCTGATGTGGTTGATGTTAGATTAGCAGAGATATTACTCAAGAATAAAGTCAAAATGTGTCGTTTTGAGAGTAATTCAGCAGGACGAAGAGTTGCGGAAAAGATACAAAATGACGTTAAGAGTAGGGGTGGTATTACCAATATTACTACAAAGTTTACCACAGCTAATAAAGAGACCAAAATCATTGTAAACAGTGCGTGGGTAAAGGAACATTGCCTATTTAAAGATGAGTCAATGTATCGTAAAAATTCAGATTATGGGCGAATGGTAAATATGCTATGTTCATATACCATAGCAGGTAAGAACAAGCATGATGATGTACCTGACGGTATGGCTATGCTTGCGGAGTTTGCTCAAAGTATGAGTGCATCTAAGGTCGAAGTGTTTACCAGACCTTGGTAAAATATGAATTATTATTGATAATTATGTATATTTATGCTATTATAATAGTGTAACCATTATAATGATATAAACATTATTTCCCTTACGAGGTGCAAGATTGCACGGAATCATAAGATTCCAAGTAGTCTTGCACCTTTTTATTGTGTGTGAAAGGAGGAGTATGAGGAATGAAACGAAGATAATGAATGGTAGACGTGTCATAAAGATGAGTGTAAAGGAAATAACCAAAGACAATTTACAGGAAGTTCTCGGAAAATCCCTTGATATACATAATTTGAATAGCGGCGATATTGATTACTTATACAAGTATTATAAGGGTGATCAGCCGATAAGATATCGTATAAAAGAAGTTAGACCTGAGATATGCAATAGGATTGTGGAAAACAGAGCAAATGAGATTGTATCGTTTAAGGTTGGTTATTTATGTGGCGAGCCTATACAGTATGTGAGTCGAAGTGGTGATGAAAATATCGTAAAACAGGTAAATCTTTTAAACGAATATATGTTCGCTGAAGACAAAGCGTCACAGGACCAGGAGATTGTAGAGTGGCAAATGATATGTGGTACAGCATTTAGAATGGTGTTACCTGACAGTTCTGACGATTTAGACGAAGCCCCATTTGAGATATATACCTTAGACCCAAGAAATACATTTGTAGTCTACTCGAGTGAAATAGGTAATGAACCTTTAATGGGGGTTAAGTACTATGTTGACGATGATAATGTAAAGCATTATTCGGTGTACACAAAGGATAATTACTTTACCATTGACGGTGATTTAATAACAAATGCTCAGACACACGCACTGGGAGATATCCCTATTATTGAATATCCGGCTAATAATGCAAGATTAGGTTCGTTTGAGATAGTATTACCGCTACTTGATGCGATGAATAATGTCGCAAGTAATCGTATGGATGGTGTAGAACAGCTGGTACAGGCATTTATCAAGTTTATAAATTGTGATATCTCAAAAGAAGAGTACCGGGAGTTTCTTGAGTTGGGTGCAATCAAGGTTAAGTCGGTTGATGGACAGGCGGCGGATGTTGGTGTAGTTACAACAGAACTTAATCAGACACAGTCACAGACACTTAAAGACGATTACTATAATGCAATGCTTACAATATGTGGTATGCCGAACAGAAACGGTAGTAAATCCACAAGCGATACAGGTGCAGCGGTTGTACTTAGAGATGGTTGGTCTGATGCTGAGTCAAGGGCAAAGGATAGTGAGAATGTCTTTAAGAGAGCTGAAAAAAAGATGTTGAAGCTGGTACTAAGGATATGTGAAGACTTAAGAGACAGTACACTGCATCTTAGAGACATTGATATGAAGTTTACCCGTAGGAATTATGAGGCGATACAGAGTAAATCACAGGTTCTTATCTCAATGTTGCAGGAACCTAAAATACATCCGCAGTTGGCTTTCCAACACAGTGGAATGTTTAGTGATGCTGAATCCGCTTATTCTATGAGTATGAAATACTATGAAGAACAGATGATTAAAGAAAAAGAAATTATGTCAGAGAAGACGAAAATCACAGAGGATATCACAGAAGATATAAAAAGACAAAGGAGTAATGAATAATGAAAATAGATGTATCTAAGATTGAAGGATATGCTGATATGACACCTGAAGAAAAGATTGTAGCCCTGGAGTCATATGATGCTGAAGATAATCATGACGGATATATAAAGAAGAAGTTGTTTGATAAGACCGCATCTGAATTGGCTGAAGCAAAAAGACAGTTAAAGGCAAAGATGACAGAGGATGAAATTAGCAAACAGAAGGAACAGGAGGAAAGGGCGGAACTTGAAGCCAAGTATAATGCTTTACTTAGAGAAAGTAATATATCTAAGTATAAAGCTAAGCTACTGGGATTAGGATATGACGAAGAGTTAGCAGATTCCACGGCGGAGGCTATGATTGACGGTAATTCCGAAATCGTATTCGCCAATCAGCGGAAGCACCTAATTAGTGTCGAAAAGAAGCTTAAAGCTGATATTTTAAAGAATACACCAAAGCCGACAGGTGATGGTGAGGCTAAGAGTATGACCCTTGAGGGATTGAAAAAGATGTCTCCTAAGGAAAGGTATGAATTTTCAAAGACCAATCCCGAAGAATATAAATCATTATATACAGATACAGGAGGTAATGAGTAATGGCTCATACAATTTATGAAAATTTTTATCTATCAAATGAGGTAGAAGACCAGTACAAGTCACATCTTGATTTGCAGCAGTTCTGTAAGGTAGATAATTCCCTTACAGGTACAGCAGGTATGAAGAGACAGATCAATGTGTATTCTGCTACTGACGGCACAGAGACCCTTACAATGGGTAACGGTAATACTAAGAGTATCGAAGTTAAGTATGCTAAGAGAGAGTATGAGATTTTGTTAGCACAGAACAGATTTAAGTACTTCGATGAGCAGGAAATGACAGACCCTATGTTGGTCCCTGTTGGTGTGAGACATATGGGTACGGACCTTTTTAATTATGTAAATAAGAGTATTTACACTGAGTTTAAGAAGGCGAATATGGCGGTAGCAGCTGAGAAGCTGAATTTTGCGGCATTTGCTGATGCGGTAGCAAGTCTAGATATCGAGTATACGGATAATGAAGCGGAGAAGGTGGCAAGTCTAGCATTTGCATTTGTTAGTCCGGTTGATGTTGCTGATCTTCGTAAGAATTTAGCTGAAGATTTGAAGTATGTCGAATCATTTGTTCGTACAGGATATGTCGGCACTGTTGCAGGTGTGAATATATTCACTAAGAAAGATGCTGATAAGGGTACAGTAATTGTTGCCACACATAAGGCTGTAACACTGTTTAATAAAAAGGGTGTAGAAGTCGAGCAGGATAGAGACAAAGATAGGCGTGAGAATACTATCTGGTCAAGGAAGTATTATCTTGCAGCTCTCACAGATGCTACTAAGGTGGTTAAGGTTATTGCAAGTAAGGCTAAAAAGAGTACTGATGTCACAGTTGTAGCAGGCAAGGTTTACTATAAGCCTAATGGCACAGGATATATCATTGGTACACCTACTACTAACCCAAGCACCGAAGGATTCTATGAGATAGGTTAAGTATGACAAATGAGGAAAAGCTTGAAATGTTGAAAGCTATGATAGGTGATAGTACAGATAGTAATATCGTGTTATCCACCTATCTGAAGATAGCAGGGGACAAGATAATAAATAAAGCATATCCTTATACCAATGATATAACTGAAGTTCCTAGTAGATACGATGTATTGCAGTGTGAGTTAGCGGCTTATTTGTTAAATAAAAGAGGTGCTGAAGGTCAAATATCACATTCTGAAAATGGTATAACCCGTAGTTATGAGAATGCCGATATACCGGCAACAATGCTTAGGAGTGTGACACCACATGTGGGGATAATAAAATGAGAACGATGAATAGGAATAAACGTAAATTTTATTATGCCTTATACGTGGATAAAGTACCTAAAGTGGATGAATATGGGAATAATACAGGTGAATATGATAGGAGATGGGGTAATCCCATTAAATGTTTTGCCAATATTTCAGCCGCTAAAGGTGAGACAAGTACCAGACAATTTGGTGAGAGCGAAAATTACGATAGAGTAATCGTGATGAATAAAGATGCCCCGCCGATAGATGCATATACCATACTATGGGTAGATACAGTACCAAAGCTAAGTGAAGACGGTTCCTTACTACTAAATGACGATGGTAGCACAGTCACACCGCATGACCATATTGTAAAAAAGGTAGCGAAGAGTATTAACAGTGTCTCAATCGCTATAAGTAGGGTAGAAGTAAGTGGGTAGAAGTGTTATTTTGGTAGACCTATCCGAAGAAGGAATAGATAAAGCACTTAATGACTTGAGTAAATACAAAGAAGAATTCATTAGGAAAGTTAAATTATTTCAAGACAAAGTAGCAAAAGCTTTAGCTAAGGAATCTCAGATAGGTTTCAATGGTGCGATACTTGACGATTTATTAGACGATACCGATATAACAGGACAAGTTGATGTTACTATTGATACTAGAGGTGATATAACAGTTGTGGTAGCAAATGGAGAAGATGCGGTATGGATTGAGTTCGGTGCAGGTGTATATCATAACGGTTCAATCGGTACTTCACCACATCCGAAAGGTAGCGAACTGGGATTGACTATAGGTAGTTATGGTAAAGGTTATGGTAAAAAGACAACATGGGGGTATTTTGAAGATGGCGAACTAAGACTCACACATGGTACACCCGCAAGTATGCCTATGGCGAAAGCTGTAACCACTGTTTGTAATGAGATAGTAAGCATCGCAAGGGAGGTGTTTGGATGATTGATATTGAAAATGAGATATTTCAAAGATTGGCTACAATCGTACGAAATAAATATCCAAAAATCTTTATGACAGGTGAATATGTTAAAGCACCACCGTCCTTCCCTTGTGTGTCTATTATTGAGATGGACAATCAAGTACTTAGAAGTACTAGAGATTCAAGTAATATTGAAAATCATGTGCAGGTGCTATATGAGGTAAATGTTTACTCTAACAAGACAAGTGGTAAAAAGAGCGAATGCAAGGCAATTTTAGCAATTATTGATTCAGAAATGGGGAAATTAGGATTTACGAGGACAATGATGAATCCAATCCCTAATGAAGAAAATGCAACGATATATAGAGTAGTTGCAAGATATAGAGCAATCATATCTAAGGATAAAACAATTTACAGGAGGTAAATATAGATGGCTATAAGTACATATAAGATTTTTCTTATGGTTAAAGGTAGTACAGCTTATGAAAAGTTAATTGATATAAAAGATTTCCCGGATTTAGGTGGGGCACCTGAGATGCTTGAGACAACAACATTGTCAGATTCAATGCAGACATATATCCCAGGTATTCAGTCTCTTAGTTCACTTGAGTTCTCTGCAAATTATGATCTGGATGAATACAAGAAGTTGAAGCAGATGGAAGGAACTGAAAAAGAGTTTGCAGTATGGTTTGGTGGTAATGAGTCCGGTGGAACACTTACTCCTACAGGCGATAGAGGTAAGTTTAAGTTTAAAGGTTCACTTTCGGTACATGCTAAGGGTGGCGGAACAAATGAAGTTGTAGGTATGACAATCACAATTGCACCATCTACAGTAATTACAATGGATAATTAGGAGGAATCATAAATGGCTAAGCAGCTTAATTTTGAATTCGAGGGTAAGGATTATACACTTGAGTTCACAAGAAGAACAGTAACTGAGATGGAGAGAAAGGGTTTTGTTGTACAGGATGTAGAGCGTAAGCCAATGACAACATTACCGACATTATTTGCAGGTGCGTTCCTTGCACATCACAGAGGTGTAAGGCAGGATATTATAGATAAGATATTTGCACATATGACTAACAAAGAAGAGTTGATTGGTAAGCTTGCGGAAATGTACAACGAACCGATTCTTACACTTGTGGATGAGCCGGAGGAGTCCGAGGGAAACCTGAAGTGGACAGCGACCTGGTAAAGTCGTTGTCTGAAATCCGAGAAAAGGGGGAGGAAATCCCCTCCTTTTCGTATACAAAAGCAATATATTCAAGATTTGCTTTTCATTTAGCTATCGGAATGACTGAAGAACAGTATTTCGATGGTGACAGCACACTTGCAAAGTACTATCGCGAAGCTGATGAATTGCGTAAAGAACGCATGAATCAAGAATTATGGTTACAAGGTATGTACTTCTATGATGCAATGTCTAGGTTATCACCAATACTTAAAGCATTTGCTAAAGCAGGTACAAAGCCTATGCCTTATGTGGAGGAGCCTTATCCTATCAATGATAAGTCTAAGAAAGAGTCTGAAGAACGGAAAGAAAAGGCAATGTCTGATAAAGGTCTTAGATACATACAGGATTATATGCTGAAAGCAAATAAACAATTAGAGGAAAGGAAGTGAGTTTACGGCTACTACAATTGAACAACTTGAACTTGAAATACACTCAAATTCTACATCGGCTGTTAGTGGCATAGATGCACTTTCTACTTCTCTATCTAAGCTAAAAAATGCATTACAGGGTGGATTAGGTCTTATGGCTACAACAAATCAGTTGAAGAATTTGAATAATACTATCAAAGAAATGGATGCAGGTAGTTTTGAAAAATTATCCAAACTTGCTGAAGGTTTAGAAAAGCTAAAGAGTGTTGGTAGCTTTAGAATCTCACCAACAATTAGCAGACAGCTTAGTAATATCGGTACAGCAATTGCATCATTAAGCGGTATTGATTTCACAGGCATTGAAAGGTTTGCATCGGCATTAGAGCCTTTACGAAATATGGGTAGAATTACAGGATTGACATCTACTATAAATGCATTAAATAGATTACCTTTAGTCGCACAATCTCTTCGCAATATGGATATAAGTGAGTTCTCAAGTAGAATAAGAGAATTAACCGATATTTTATCACCGTTAGCCACACGATTGAATGTAATATCCACAGCGTTTAATCGTTTACCTAACAACATGAGGCGAATCACTGATAATACCAATCAGTTGACACAAGTGAATAATAGAGTACATAGAAGCTATATTGACCTATGGGCAGGTTTAAATCTTGCAAAAGATATATTTATTAAAGTGGGTCATAGTATTGCAAGCTTCATAGATAAATCAAATCAGTATATCGAAGATATAAACCTTTTCCATGCATCAATGGGTAAATACGCGTCTGAAGCTAAAAAGTATGCAGAACAAGTAGGAGAAATTTTAGGTATTGATCCTGGTGAATTCATGCGTAACCAGGGTGTATTTAATACTATAATTACAGGTTTTGGAGTAGCCAATGAACAGGCGAATTTAATGTCAAAAAACCTTACACAGTTAGGATACGATATTGCGTCATTTTATAATATTTCATTCGAGAATGCTATGCAGAAATTGCAATCCGGTATATCGGGAGAATTGGAGCCTTTGCGTAGATTGGGTTACGATTTATCAGTTGCCAGATTACAAGAGGAAGCATTAGCACTGGGTATTAAGAAAAAAGTATCACAAATGACACAAGCTGAAAAATCACAGCTAAGATACTATGCTATTATGACACAGGTTACTACAGCACAAGGTGATATGGCAAGGACAATGAACGCTCCGGCTAATCAGATTCGTATATTTAATGCCCAAATAGCACAATGTGCCAGAGCTTTAGGTAATATATTTATCCCGGCATTAAATGCAATACTACCATATGCAATTGCAATAGTTAAAGTAATCAGACTTATCGCTGATTCATTAGCAAGTGTTATGGGGTTCAAACTACCCGAAGTAGATTATTCAGATGTAACTAAAGGTTTAAAAGATACATCCGGTGGTATGGATAAGTATAAAGACAGTACGGATAAGGCAACGAAAGCTACCAAAAAACTCAAAAATGCGATGCTTGGTATAGATGAACTTAATATACTATCTAAAAATGATGAAGAGGATAAGTTAAAAGATTTAGAAGATGGTCAAGGTAAAAGCAATGATTTAGGTATAAAGTTACCTGAGTATGACTTCTTGAAAAACGCAGTAAGTTCGAAAGTTGATGCTATTGTCGATATATTGAAAGGTGCGTTGGCTCAAATAGAAGCCGCTATAAGTGTATTCGCATTGGTATTTGGTACTATTCTTGTTGTAACTGGAGTAGATATACCACTTGGTATAGCCTTGATTGCCGTAGGTGCAGTGGGGTTGGTACATAGTATTGTGTCAAATTGGAATGCGATGTCCGAACCTTTAGCAAGAACACTAACATTCATTTTAGGATTGTTAGGTGGATTTTTCTTTGTACTTGGTGTAATTCTTGTATTAACCGGAAATGTACCTTTGGGTATAGCATTGATGATTATAGGTGCAGCGATGGTTGTGACAGCGTTAGCAATTAACTGGACTAAACTTAAAGGTGATATAGAAAATGTATTGGTAATTCTTGTAGCTGTTGTAGGCGGTGCATTACTAATACTGGGTGTAGTACTATTGTGTACAGGATTCATACCTTTAGGTATAGCTGCTATTGTGGCAGGAATAACAATGTTGGTTGCGGCAGCGGCTATAAACTGGGGTAGTGGTATATCTCAACAAATCAAGACAATATTGTCAGCACTGGTAGCTATAGTAGGCGGTGCATTGCTGGCGTTGGGTGTAATTCTACTCTTTGCGGGTAATATACCAATAGGTATAGCATTGATTGCAGCAGGAGCGATAGCACTTGTTACGGCAGTGGTACTCAACTGGGGTGCAATAAAGAATTCAGTTGGAGGTGTATTTAATGCGATATTAGCGATTGTTAGTGGTGCATTATTAGGAATTGGTGCAATACTTATTGCTTGCGGTGTAAGCTTACCACTGGGCGTAGGTTTAATGGTTGCAGGTGCCGCAGGATTGGCAGCAACGGTAACGATGAATTGGGGTGCTATCACAGGTCAAGTTACTAGGTTTTTTAAGGAATTTGGAGCAATAATAGGTACTTATTTACTTGGAATCGGTATACTGCTTGTTATGGCAGGAATATTACCTTGGGGCATCGGTCTTATTGTTGCAGGTGTTGCATCAATCGCTTCGGCAGTAGCATTAAACTGGGGTGCTGTAAAAGACGGTATCACCAAATTTTTCAAAGATTTAGGAATTATTATAGGTGTATCGTTATTAGCTATAGGCGTATTACTCTGTTGTGTAGGTATAATACCACTGGGTGTTGGTTTGATTGTAGCCGGTATAGGTTTTACGGCAGTTGGTGCCGCACTAAACTGGGGTGCGATGCCTTCTATGGTCGGTAATACATTAAATAAGACCAGTGGTCACTTCAAGAAATTCAGTAAAAATGTTAATACTGAATTAGGTAGTTCTGAAAACAGAGTACAATCCTGGTTTACAAATGTAAATGGTAGATTCAGTAAAGGTGTTGACACTAAAAAGTCTACTGCACAATTTAAAACATTTGGTAATGATATGGGTTCTAATTTAAAGAACGGTATTACAAATGGATTTGGAGATCCTAAATCTCTATTTGAGAACCGAATATTCAATCCATTTAATGATGCTATTCGAAAAAGTAAGCCTAACCCATTAGAAGTAGGTTTGAAAAGTAATATTCCTGAACAGTGGAGTCAAACTAAATCCTGGTGGGATAAAGAAACTAATAATGGATTGTCGGTAGATGCTAAAGTAGGTCTTAAAAAAGATGGCTGGAATGATGTTAAAAGTTGGGTAGGTACTCCATTACCAATTGATCAGCATATCGGTCTTAGAAAACAGGGCTGGAATAATGTACATGATTGGGTAGGTAAACCACAGGTATTGAATCAAAATGTAGAACTTAGAAAACAGGGCTGGCATAGTGTGCGTGATTGGGTAGGTGATGTACCTACATTATCGCAGAATCTAAGTTTGAGAAAACAAGGCTGGACAACAGTGAAAAACTGGGTTGGTGATATACCTACAGTAGACCAAAATGTAGGCTTGAAAAAGAATGGTTGGACAACAGTGAAAAACTGGGTTGGTGATGTCCCTAATATTGACCAGAATATCGAGCTGAAAAAACAAGGATGGAATACGGTCCGAAGTTGGATTGGGGATGTACCTAACATAGATCAACATGTAGGATTAAGAAAAACGGGCTGGGATACCGTTCGAGGTTGGGTTGGAGATATACCAACTGTAAATCAGAATGTTGAATTAAGAAGACAAGGGTGGAACAGTGTTAGAGGATGGATAGGTGATGTACCATCGGTAGACCAAAATGTCGAACTAAGAAAGTACAATTGGAATACTGTTCGTAATTGGGTAGGAGATGTTCCAAGTCTAGACCAAGGTATAGGACTGAAGAAAACCGGATGGAATACTGTCCGAGGTTGGGTCGGTGATGTTCCGGATGTAGAGCAGCGGGTAGCATTACGAAAGAATGGATGGGATAACTTACATAATTTTGTTAAAGGTAATACACCTGATACAGTAGATGTAAGAGTAAATCTCATAAGTCAGTGGAAAGGTAAGATTAAAGAGTTCTTCGGTCTTGCGAGTGGAGGTATTGTAACAGCTGGTGGCGGTATTCAGATGCTTGCAAGTGGTGGAATAATCACTCCTAATATGTGGCAGTCGATACCTAAATATGCGAATGGTACTAACAATATACATGGTTCTATGTTTATAGCAGGCGAAGCAGGAGCAGAATTAGTTGGTCATGTTAATGGTACTACAGAAGTACTCAACAGATTTCAATTAGCACAGGTTATGCATCATTCTATAGTATCTGGAATGACACAGTTTGCAGGATTTTGGCAGGATATATCAAGAGATATCATCACTTGTACTAACGGTATTATAAACGCAATAGCTGTATGTACTTCACAAGTCAATGAGAGTATATTAGCGAACAATCATATCGGATATGACACACATAATACATTATCTAGGGATATGTATGAAGACTCAAAGCAAGCATATGTTAATTCGAACAACGATGATACTTTAATGAAAAACATAAGAGATTTTTATCACGAGTATGTGGAGCCTACACTTAGAGAAATTGCAACGGATACTAAGAGGCAGGCTGATAAAGATGAGAAGACGGTAGTACAGGTTGGTAATAGAGTGGTGAACGATGCCATAACCACTCAAAGACGAGCCAACGGCTATAGTTTTACAGGATAAGGAGGTAGTAAATGGCATATTTGGCAATAGACGGATACGAATTACCTCCTTGTAAAAGAGGTGTAACGGTAGTTGTATCTACAGTAGTGGACAGTGGTAGAGATGCGAATGGTGCGGTAGTCGGTCAGAGGGTTGGTCGTGACCAGTATAAGATTGACAATCTTGAGTGGGCATGGCTAACCGCTGATGAATGGGGCAAGATATTATCTATACTCAATAGATTTTATGTGAGAGTAACATTCAATGATCCGGTGACAAACAGCAGGAGGACGGTGAGAATGTATTGTAGTAACCGTTCTGCTGAACCTTATTGGGTGACAGAGAATGGAACGCCTACTCATTACCGTAATTGCAAAGTAAATCTAATTGATACAGGTGTATAATTATGCAAAGAGTTTCAAGAGAATACAAAGAAAGTATGAAATCACCACTCCGTGAGCGAGGCTACATAATGATTACATTTGGTCTTGTCAATCAAGAGGCACAAGCGAAAGCTACTATAGGTCAAGGTGAATATTCATATTTTTCAAACACATCAAACATATTCGGTAGGAAGTCGAATGAATTAGCATATGCTACACTTGAAGAGAACTTCACAAAAGTAGATGGTACAATGCTTTTCTTGCCTAGAGATGGAACCAATACAGTGTACGCCGATACAGGTATTATTTCCAAACAATTAGTATCCGATAGAAGATTTGAACTTACAATAAATTTGAATACAGGAGTAACTGATTTTAAAGGTCTAACTATTAATTTTGGTGAGAATTATCCTGTAGACTTCGATATTGTAAGTAGTACAGGGCAGATAATTGAGTTTAGAGATAATAATAAGTCAAAATGGAGTACAGAAGAAGTACTTGAAAAGACAACATTTATAAAGCTTATTGTTTATAAAATGAGAAATATACAATCAAGATTGAGGATTTACTCAATTATGTTCGGTTATGGACTTGTATACTATAACGATTCGGTAATGAGTTCAACGCTTGATAGTTATGTATCACCAATTGGTGCAGATGTACCACAGTTTGATTTTTCAGTAACACTCAAGAATTATGACCATTATTTTAATGTTGATAATCCAAAATCCGCTATTAACTATCTTGAAACAGGGCAAGAAATGAACATAATGTACGGTTATGATACTCCGGGTAGTAACTCAATAGAGTGGATTCAAGGTAATCATCTACTTTGTTCGGAATGGGAAAGTGATGATAATACTGCAACAATTAGATGCCATGATGTTTTTCGTAATATGGACGGGGAATATGTAAAAGGTCTATATAGTGCTGAAGGTAAGAATTACTATGTTTTAGCACAAGAAATATTAAGAGAAGCTAAGGTATCAGAGTATTATATAGATCCTAGACTCAAAAACCTATACACCAATAATCCTATGCCTAGAGTTAAATACAAGGAGGCATTACAGATTATATCTAATGCTTGTAGATGTGTATTGACTCAATCACGGGATGGTAAAGTACAGATTAAATCAAATTTTATGCCTGAGAGTAGTGTAGGAAGTAATGGTGAAGAAAGCTATTCTAAACAAAGTAATATAACCATAAGTAATAAGAAATATGAATACGCTACACTTATAAAAGATTATGTAAAAGTAGATGGTAGTATGTATTTCTTACCCAGAACCGGTAATACATTAAATACAGGCTATATTTCAAAGTGGATATCAAGGGCTGACAGAACATTTGAAAATAATCCATGTATATGGTTAAAAATGTCTGCAATTAGGTCATATTATGGATTGCGTATAGATTTTGGTACAGCTATCCCGGCTGAATTCATCATAAAAACATATAATGGTGATAATAGCGTAAATAGTTATACCATAGAACAAGATGAAATATCCCAATCATCTGTTATATTAAGAGATTTTGACGATTGCGATAAAATTGAAATCGAATTCACTAAGACAGAGAAGCCTTTCAATCGTATCACAATAAACGAAATAAGCTTAAGTGATGTTGTCAATTTTACAATGACAAGACAAGATATGATGTCTTCTCCTAAAGCTATAAAGCAAGAACTTATCAAAGAAGTGATAGTACCATACTATACCTATCAAACGAATGATAAAGAAGAAAATTTGGTATACACGGATATAGATGTAAGTGCAGGTGAAGTACAGACATATTATATACAAGATCCGTCTTACGGCTATCTTGTAAAACTCAATGAAAATTCACGAGATACTGAAATCGTAGCATGGAGTAATTATTTTATAACCGTAAGATTTAATGTAGCAGGTCAGTATAGACTAAGCATACAGGGGCATAGATATAAGGTAATCGAAAGGCAAGTGAAAATACCACTCAATGTACGAGGTAAAACCATTAAGTGGGAAAATCCTTTAATTAACAATTATGAAATGGCAAATGATCTTGCAAAGTGGCTATCTGAATACTATACAGCAGGTATAGAATATGAATACGATACGAGGGGTAATCCTGAACTTGATGTTACTGATATTATACGTCAAGAGAATGAATTCAGAACAGGTATGACAGTTAATGTATACAGACATACTCTCAGATTCAATCAAGCCTTTGCAGGTAAGATTACAGCAAGAAGAGTAGGAGGATAATATGACATGGGTAACACCTAAAACTGATTGGCACGGTGAAACCACAGACGGTATATATACAGGTGACAGATTTAATGCAAGTGATTATAACCGTATAAAGAACAATATTGCATATTTATACACTTTGGCTGAATCATTATATAAACATTTCAATATTGAAAATATTGGTAATGATAAAAATATAGGTGATTACTTTTATGCTGATGAAATAAATAAGATTGAAAATACTCTTAAGTTTATCAATCAGAATACATTAAACCGATCATACGGTAATATACCTATATTCAATGATAACGGCAATATATTTGATTTCAATGAGTTAAATAGATTAGAGGGTGCAACCTTAGATTTATATAACAGGTTGAATAATCAAAAGATAGGTAGGCGAAGTTTTAAATGGAATTTTGGAATGTTAGGAGGTGAATTGTAAATGGCATGGGAATTATTACGAGTTGATTATACAGATGCGAGCTGGACAGGCTTAAAGAAATATAATCAGATTTCTAATCATGACGGTACAGTGTCGTTTCAAGATGTAACACAGTACAGTAACCTTGATAATTCATTTTATGGGGCTAGGGATGCCAACAGGGTGAATGAGGCTATAAATACCATTATGTCAATGATTGAAGGTAACAATGATTTGTATACAGCATTTCAAAATTACTTCAATACACAGAAATCCCAATTTAGAAGTAGGGGAGATGCGTCAATAAGTGAAATTGAAAACACATATAGAACGCATATGAACGATTATGAGAGGGAACAGGTTGAGGCTTTTACCACTTGGTTTAATGGTATAAAAAATCAATTGAGTGGTAATGCGGTTGGTAATCTGCAAAATCAAGTAAATGAAGTAGATGATAGATTGGCGAGATTAGAGCATATGACACTCACAAATCAATTCAGTGCTGCTATATCAGTGAATAACAGTGGTAATACAGTGCTGTTAGTTGATGAAACAGGTAAAGCTATTATTGCAGATTGGAAATATGAGGAGGAATAAATGAGTGTAATTAGCATTGAGACAAGAAAAGCTAATGAATTAGTGGATATATCTAATATTAGTGACTCATCTATATTTATGGTACATGATGGTACCGGATTAAAGAAAACCACATTTGGTCAGCTAAAAAAAGATATATTGAGAGAAACGAGTCAACAAATCGAACCTTTGATTGCAAATAATGCAGGTTCGCATAATGCTATATATAGGGGCAAGAATATAGGTACAAGTGTAACAACCGAACAATATCAAGCAATCAGTCGGGGGACATTTGATGATTTATATATTGGTGATTATTGGACTATAGGAAGTGTAAACTATAGGATTGCAGCATTTGATTACTACTTATGGACTGGTGATGTTAATTGTGAAAAACACCATGTAGTAATTGTACCTGATTATAATTTATATGAACATGTAATGAACGACAGTAATACTACAAATGGCGGGTATGTTGGCTCTAAAATGTATTCACAGGGATTAAATAGTGCTAAGAATACTATAAAGAGTGCATTTAGTGGTCATGTCTTAAAACATAGAATATATTTATCAAACTCTATATCAAACGGTAGAGTTGTAGGTGGTATATGGTGTGACTCTGAAGTGGATTTAATGAATGAGCAAATGGTGTATGGTAGTACCGTATTTATGCCGGTATCAGATGGTTCAACCATTCCTAGTAATTTCAGAGTCGATAAATCACAATTACCACTATTCCAACATGAGCCTAGTCGAATAAATACTAGACAAACATGGTGGTTAAGAGATGTAATTAGTAATGATAGATTCGCTGGAGTATATCATCAAGGATTTACAACAGCTGATACTAGTAATACACAAGTAGGTGTTAGACCATTTTTCTGCATATCGTAGGAGGTAACATTATGTATACAATTACACTTACTGATGGTAAGCAAATAAATAACTTGGAACTTAACGGCACAAATTATGTCAGTGAAGTTAAAGTGGACGAACATATATTTGAACATAACCTATCTACTATGAGAGTATCAGATGGGGAAACTGAAAATACATATACTGATATGATTTTCGTTCAACAAATGGAGATAGACGGTAAATACTACTTGGCTTTTCGTGTTAAGACTCAAAATGAAAAGTTAGCTGAAATTATAAAGAAAAACGCCAGTAGTGTCACCGATATGCAAATGGCATTGGCAGAAGTGTATGAAATGATAGCTGGAGGGAAGTAGATATGGCAAAGATTTATGCGGATTTAATCAGAAAGGGAATAAAGACATTAAACGATGTACCTGAACATATCCGTGACAAAGTCAAAAAGCTTTTGGAGCAGTAATTATGTTATGGCACATACTGATGTTTTTATATAAAAAGGAGGTAAAAGAGATGGCAGTAATTTATGTAGCGTTAATTATTAAGGGTAAGCGTACTTTCGCTAGCGTACCGGAGACACTCAAAGAAGCTGTAAGGACAATGCTTAAAGACCTTGATCTTGAGAGTCTGATAGTAGAGTAGGAAAGGTGATAGGATGCATATAGAGTTCAATCTTCTACTTACAATCATCTCTGTTGTTTCAGCTGTTTACTTTGCATTGAAAAGTAATAATCGTACAAACAATGAAGATGTGAGTAAACGAGCACAGGAGGGAGCAATTCTTTCACAGAAGCTGGATTCTATCAGTGAAGATACTAGAGAAATTCGTAAAGAAATGGTTGATGTGAGAGGTAAAGTGAACGCTCTTTCTGAGAGAGTAATTATAGTTGAAAATGAAACTAAGTCAGCACATGATAGACTAAATCATTTCGAGGATGAGGAATTTAGAAAAAGATATCGAAAACGATGGTTTTAAAGAGGGGAGTGATGATATATGAGCCTGTTAAATTTTATCAACATTATAGAAGATAATTGTTGAATATTTAAGTAACAAATGTGACACGAAGTAGTAGAAGTAGTAAAACTTTTGATTTTGCGTATAATTTCTCCTGTATACTGGAGAGGTAGGAAGTATATAAGAGAGGTTTACCGCAAAAACTGATTTTCCACTACTTCTACTACTTACCGTAACGAAAGTTACAGAAAGGAAAATTATGATAAACTGGAGAGTTAGAATTAAAAATAGAAATTTTTGGATTACATTGATACCGGCTATATTACTGTTAGTACAGGTAATTGCAGCGGTTTTCAATTATACATTGGACTTAGGGCAGCTTGGTACTAAGCTGTTAGAAGTTGTAAATGCGTTGTTTGCGGTATTAGCTATACTTGGTATAGTTACAGACCCAACAACAGCAGGAATTAGAGATTCCGAACAGGCAATGACCTATGATAAACCAAAAGAGGTATAGTAATGAGTGTGTTTGAAGCCGGAAAAAAGTTATTGTGTGGTAGCTATACTCAATATACTCCTAGTGGTAAAGATAATTTCGTAAGAGCCAATCGCTGGGGCAATGAACCACAAAGGGGGGCCATTGTTTACTTCTATAGTCCAAAGCTTGGTAGGGTTGCTCATGTGGGGGCTGTTATTGATGTCAGAAGGTCAGATAATGTATACATGATTAAAACCATAGAGGGTAATACATCATCCGATATAGCATTCAGTCGTAATGGTGGATGCGTTGCAATAAAAGAATATACATTCAAGTTGTCACAGGTAGGTGGTAAGAATAGGATGAATGGATTTGGATATCCAATATTTGGATCTGATACTTGTACAGTAGATGAATTAATTGAAATTTTAGAGTCTGAAGTAGGATACATTGAAAAAGCAACCAATGATAAGTTGGATAGTAAAGTAGCTAATCCTGGTTCTGCTAATTTTACTAAGTATGGTGACTGGTACGGTTGTAATGGAGTGTATTGGTGTCAACAGTTCATCAGCTGGTGTGTATATACCGCTTGTAATGCCCACAGGGACGCTTTAGATACAGGGTGGATAAAAGTACTAGGTAGATGGAAATATCGTAAAAACGGTCAATATATCAAGGGTCAGTGGCAGTATATTGATGGGCGTTGGTATGTGTTTGACGGAGAAGGTTACACCATTACAGGTTGGTTCAAACAGGGTAGTGAATGGTATTATCTGAACCCGGATGATGCTGCTATGTTGTCGGGACAGTGGTTGAGATTGGACGGTAAAGATTACTATTTAACTAAGACCGGAATAATGGCAAGTAATTGCTATATAAAATCTGATAATTCATATTGTTGGATAGATGATAATGGTGAATATGTCCCCGAATATAATACAAATAATCCAAATTTAGATGTTTATGAGGTAGCGGAGTAA